AGTATGATCCTGCTACCGAAGCATGGGCAACTCCTCAATTTAGAAGAGACGCTCCTGATGATAGAGATCCTGAGGCAGAAGGTGCTCGTTTCTCCTGGGCGATTACAAGACAGATGAGAAATCATCTCTTGGAAATGTCTGACCAGAAGGTTTCTATGCCTGATGTTCCCGACGCTGTTAAGCAACCCTGGATTGAGTACAGACAGAAACTGAGAGATCTTCCTACGGATTGGGCAGATGTTGGCAACTCAACATATCTGATTCAATGGCCTATGGAACCCGATGTCGCTGCAAGGGGTGTCATCTATGGTGCTCGTCCTGAAAATGGTTCTACCGCCTGATCTAAATAAAAATCGATAATACATTTCAAAATTCTGGGAAAAATTTTTCCAGAATTTTTTTTATCTCTGAGGATTTATGTTTGAGTTGAACGAAAGAGTTGACATCACAGCAGTAACTGACATTGGACCAGACCGCCGATCTGCATTGATCATTGATAATTTCTATCAAGATCCAGATTCAGTCCGAGACTATGCTGCTTTTGATATTGACTTAAGAAATGACCAGGACATCATGGGAGGTCTACCTGGATGCAGAGCATATACAGAAGACGATAGAGTTAGACAAAATTTGAAATCGTTATTTGATAATCTATCAAAGCAACCTCTTTGGAAGTATCCTATAAAAGATAGTTGGGAAGAGAACTGGAATAAGACTAATTTTTTATGCAACATGATGAAAGACTGTAGAGACTCTGGTGGAGGTATACCTCACTCGGATGGTTTTGATATCAATTTTGGTGCAGTAATTTATCTAAACAAACCAGAAGAGTGTAGCGGCGGCACCAGATTATATTCTCTCAATGGTATTCAAAGTCCCAATCAAATAAAAAATAGTGATGCATTTAGACATCGTTATAATGAGTATGTCAAAAAGAAATGGTTGGTTGATCATACTTCCGATGAGTGGAAAGTTGAACTAGAGTTTGAGATGGTGTATAATAGATGTATTCTTTATGAAGCTGACATGTTACATGCTCAGTGGTATGAAGAGGGCGCATTTACCGAACACTATAGGATCGCACAGGTCCTTTTTATCTAACTAAATATCTCGTTGACCTGATTAGTATGAGAGCGAAAGCATTCTTTATCAATGGTGGTGCTGGTCGAGTAATTACTTCAATTCCTGCTCTAGAAAAGTACGCGGAGACTCACGACGATTTTATTATCGTTGCTGAGGGCGGAATGAATTTTTATAAGGCACACCCCGTTCTACACAAATACGCATACGATAACTGGCACAAAAATCTCTTTGAAGATAAGATCAAAGATAGAGATTGTGTGACTCCAGAACCATATAGAATGTGGCATTACTACAATCAAAAGTGTAGTATCGCTCAAGCATTTGATATGGAAATCAATGGACTGGATGAACCCAGAGAACTTCCTAAACCAACGATCAAACTTTCAAAGGCAGAAGCAATCTCTGCAATCAATACTGTAGAGGAAGTCAAGAACAAAACTGGTAAGGATAAAGTAATCGTAGTCCAACCATTTGGTAGAGGTGTTCAGGTTCAAGGTGAGTATATTATTGATCCCAGTTCAAGAAGTTTTCATCAAAGACATATTGTAGATATCATTAATGATCTCAGAAAAGATTATGGTGTGATCATTATGTCTGAGTTTCAGTTTCCTGTGGATACTGATACTTCTAGGATCCCATGTGCTTGGCCACAGACTGACATTCGTACTTGGGCAGGTATCATTGAATGTGCAGATCATTTCTTAGGATGTGATTCAGTAGGTCAACATATTGCTAAGTCTGTGGGCACCACCGCAACGGCAGTTATTGGTTCTACCTTCCCAATCAATATCTCTTATCCTAATGATCCTGATGTTGATATTATTGATCTAGGAGAAGGCAATAGAACTTTCTCTCCCATTAGGTTGACAATGGAAGACTATCAGGATATGATGAACGATGAGTGTATGGAAATGGATGCCGAAGATATTAAAAAGGTAATTACTTCTTGTAGACAGAGGTTGGGTAAACCAAAAGAACGCAAGACTCAAACTAATACGGAGTCTCAAACTAACGCTTGCTGTGAACCTAAAGGATTTGGAAAATGACACAATGGATTGCTGGTATTACTAGGGGACATAACGCTGGCGTATGTCTGTTGAAGGATGGTGAAGTTGTCTTTGCCACTGAAGAAGAGAGATTTACCAGAGTAAAATATGATGGAGCACCTCTAGCATCCATCTTAAAAATCAAAGAGTATACTGATAAAATTGACTATCTAGTTCTTGCTCATACCACTCCTCTGAAAGAATCTCAAGGTCCATTGGATTATTGTGGAGAGGATGCGTACACTTCTCTTGCTAGAAAGTTGGGGTTGATTGAAACTACCCGCAATTATGATAGAGAGACTGAGAACCACCCTCAAGTAATTGACCTTGGTCGTGTACACCATAAGTTACATGCTGCATGTGCTTTTTACAGATCTGGTTTTGACCAAGCAGCATCTGTGATTGTAGATGGTGCTGGCACATTTATCAAACACTTTGATCCCCTGATTAATCAAGAGATTTGCCTATGGGAAACAGAAACCCTATTCAACTGCACATATCCTGACATTCTTAATGTCAAGTATCGTCATCTTGGAACAAATGGTATGAGACCTACCATTGTTGAAACTTCTTTCCAGAATAATCAACTAGATCCTGCCGATGATGATACTTGTATCCTGGTTGCAGACGCTACTGCTGGTATCGTAAAAGCATACGAAGCAGTGACTCACTACAATGGATTTGATGCCATTGAAGCAGGTAAAACCATGGGTCTGTTCCCATATGGTGAACCCAATGAAGATATTCCTGAGATTTTTGATGAGGGAAATACTTTCCTTTCTCACTATCGTCCAGTGAATGCTAACTTCATCACCCCCACATATCCTAACGCTGCATATGTAAACGAGCAGGGAAATGTGACTCTTCAGACTCCAAATGATATTGATCCCTCTGATTTTGCTAGACTGAAAAGTCGTCAGGATCTGTCCTACAAAGTTCAGGTTGAGACTCAAGAGAGAGTTTTGGATCTCATTCGATTTGCTTCTGCGATTACAAAGCAAAAGAATGTTACTCTTTCTGGTGGATATGGATTGAATTGTGTTGCTAACTATTACTATTTGAAGGAGTTGGAAGACGAAGGTATCAATCTTTATGTCGAACCTATCTCCAATGATGCGGGAACTGCTATTGGTGCTGCTCTGTACTGGCATCATACAGTCACTAGAGATAGTAACATTAGACCTTATGCAGAGAGTCTCTATCTTGGACCTGAGTATAACTACTCAACTAATGATATTATTGACACTGCTGATAAGTATGGTGGTGTTGTTTCCGAAGCAACAAATGAAGATGTTATTGATCTGATTACTGATAAGAATATTGTTGCATGTTTCCAAGGAAGATCTGAGGCAGGTCCTCGTGCCCTTGGTAATCGTTCTATCCTGTATGATCCGCGTGATCCTGATGGAAAGGATTTTGTTAATAAAGTCAAGCGTCGTGAGTTCTTCCGTCCCTTTGCTGGATCTATTCTTGCAGAACATGTTGATGACTGGTTTGATCTGCGTGGTCTGGAAGAGACTCCTCACATGATGTATGCAGTTAACTGTCAACCTGGAGTGGAGGAAAAGATTCCCTCTATTATTCATGTTGACAAAACATGTCGTATTCAAACTGTCACACCAGAGCAGAACAAAAACTATTATGATCTGATCAATACTTTCTATGAGAAGACTGGTGTCCCCATTCTGTTCAACACATCTTTTAATCTTGGTGGAGAACCTCTTGTAGAAACTCTTGATGATGCTCTTCGGACTCTTGCAAATTCTGACATCGAGTATCTGTATCTTCCTGAGTATGGTAAGATTGTAAAGGTTTCTAATGACTAAAGTATTTGTCAATGGGACTTTTGATGTTCTTCATCGTGGGCACCTTGCACTTCTAAATTATGCAAGGTCCCAAGGTGATGAGGTAGCAGTTGCTGTAGACACTGATGCCAGAGTGAAGGAAATGAAAGGTGAATCTAGACCAGTTAATTGCTGCCTAGATAGAATGGAAATGCTACGGGCACTCAAGTTCGTGGACAAAGTTTTTTCTTTCGCTAGTGATGAAGAA